CCTTCCTCTAAATAGATAGACGGGAGGTTTTCTAATGGCATACAAGCTTATACCATCTACGTTTTCAGAAGCAGGATCTTCTGTAAAACATATGGATACTGCAACAGCAGCAGAAGGACTTAGATTGTGGAATTATCTTGTCAGTACATATGGCATGGAAAATCCTCTTGCCTTTGATCCAACTAATAAAAAGCAAGTAAAGATAGCTAGAGCATTACAAACAGAATTTACGAAAGCAGAGATAAAAAAGAAGTTAAAAATAAGTGCATTAAAAGTTGACTTTGGTGATGGTAGTAGAGGTAATAGAGGATCAGGTAATCAAGGAAATTTATTTGAGCAACAATTAGAGGCAGGTCTCAACGATTGGATTGAGACGAGTGAACTTACTAACAATAAGTATAGAGATTTTATTTACGGTCTGGTAAAACATTATCATTTGGAAGATTGTATTGCAGTTAGAGTTATTGGGGAAGGTGGGGAAAATAAGAAGAGACCTATGCAACTTGTAAATGGTCATTGGAAAATTGGAACAGCATCATTGTCAACTGGATATGAAATTGGTTCTACTATTACTGACTTAACATTAGAAAGTAAGTGTAAAGGAAAACCACTTCATAAGTATTATTTGTCATTAAAAACTAGTGGCACAACCAACCTATCTAATCTAGGTCTTAAGACAAATGTTTTTCCTGTTGATCAAGTAAAAGCAGGAAAGATTACTACTGCTAATGGTATTGCATTAATGAAAACTTTTGGATTAGATGAAGCAACATTCTGTGCAACATTTAATGAATTTCAATCAGGAAATAAAACTTATAAAGTATTAGACAATGCTCCAAGTTATAATAAACCTTTACTTCAAGAATTAATTAAAGGATCTCTTGGTTATGGATATCATTATGTTCATCTAAACAAAGGTAAGATCAAACATATGGAGATTACTGAAAGATTTTTGAATCAAGCAGCTAACGTTACTAATGTTAGAGTCTCGTATGGTGGTGAAACAGGTGGAGCAAAAAGAGTAAACATTCATATGACTACACCTCTCTTGGATATGACATTTAATATTAGAAATACTTCTGATAGAGGAACTGCTGCTGATCCAGATCGTGTATATCCAGACAAATTACAATCTGGATATAAAATGAAAGGAGAAAGTATAGAAACTGTGTTTCAAGATTAATGGCAAACGTTAAACAGTTAAAACATCTAGAACATCTTGAAGATGAAATGCTTAACTATGGTGTTGAGGGTTGTAAAGCTGCTGTATCTTTTTTAAAAGAGTTACGCAAAATGCTTGGATGTGATAACAGTACAGGTTTCATGCAAACAAAATGGGATGGAGCACCATCAGTTATATGTGGCACTGATCCTAACAGTGGTATGTTTTTTGTAGGGACTAAATCTGTCTTTGCAAAAACACCAAAAATTTGCTACACAGATTTTGATGTAGACCTATATTATGAAGGTGATCTTGCAGAGAAACTTAAGTTCTCTTTGAAATATTTTTCTGGTCTAGGTATCAGAGGTATTGTGCAAGGAGATCTTCTCTTTACTAATTCTACTTTAAGGACAGAAACAATTCATGGTGAAAGACTTTACACATTCAGACCTAATACGATTACCTATGCTATTCCTGTGCATCATCCTATTGGACAAGCAGCGAGCAGAGCGAAGATCGGCGTAGTATTCCACACACATTATACTGGTGATGACTTTCAATCTATGCAAGCTCTAGCAGGTGCAAATGTAAATGGGTCAACTGATGCTCTTGTCATAAAAAACGATACACCCATGGATCGTGTTGGATTGAGTCATGCAGAAGAAACAAAATTTGATGCGTATGTGGCAAACATTGAACGTATGTGTAAGGTATGTGGTGATTTTTTAGATGAGTTAGTAGGTGCTAGTGGTACTACAGGTGATGCTAAGTTTCATATATCATCTTATCTAAAACAGTTCTTTAATAATGAAATTAAAAATGCTCGTAGTATTACTAATGTAGATAAAGCATTGATTGAACTAGGAAATTTTTATCATGCAAAGATGAGTAAGGAACTTGAGAAGATCAAAACTCCTACAAACTTAGTTAGTAAACGTAATCTAGTATATAATAGTGAAAATTATCTTGTTAATAACTCATCTAAGTTTAAATCTATGCTATCTCTGTACAAAGAGTTACAGGAAGTGAAGCAAATGGTTATAGATAAACTTGATCATCTAGAAGAATTCAGAACTTTTGTTCAAACGGAGAAAGGATATAAGGTCACAACTCCCGAAGGATATGTTCTTCATAAGGATGGAGACATGATCAAGTTCGTTAACCGTCTTGAGTTCGCATACAATAACTTCACTCTTCAAAAGCAATGGCGTTAGACGGAAAGGTTTGCTACTTTACATTTGGTAGGTTTCAACCACCAACTACAGGTCATAAGGAAAACTTTGACGGTGTGAAACGTGCAGCTGGTAATAATGATTATCGTATATACATTTCACAGACTGTAGATACTAAGGGAACTAATCCTCTATTGCCTAATAGAAAGTTATTCTATATGAACAAGATGTTTCCAACGCATCGTGGCAAGATATATTCAGGTCCTAAACAACCAGTAGCTGCAATGCAGGATCTTATGTTGGCAGGATATGATGAGGTTGTATTTTTGGTAGGATCTGACAGGGTTTCTGCTATGCAGTTCCTCCATAAATATAATGGAAAGGATTTTTCCTTTAGGAAGATTGATATTAAATCTTCTGGAAGTAGAGATGCTGATGGTGATACTTTTGCCATCTCAGGAACAAAAATGCGTCGTGCAGCGTACTCTGCTGACTTTAAAACATTTCGTTCTGGTATTCCTAAAGCCTTAAATGATAATGATTGCCGTGCTCTCATGATTGAGATCGCAGCAAACTTGCCAAAAAATTTTAAATGAAGGATTTTAAAAAGTTACGTGAAGAAGCACTGCGACAACAACAACGTCAAGCAGAGGTTTTTAAAGAAGGTGATGCAGTTATGTCTGCTCGTACAGGAGACAAAGGACGCATCCATAGAGTAGGTGGTAACTACGCTATTGTCATTACAGACGATGGAAATATGTTACGTGAATGGATAAAGAATATTAGAACTATAAATAATACGAGAAGAACTTCCCTTTTGAACGATGAAGAAACCAGATCCAATTAATAAAGTACATAATAATGATGAGTTTTCATCAGGATTGATGGAACAGTATGGCAAGTGGATGGGTGGCGATTGCTTCCAGAATACTGAGATGCCTGATATTCATGAAGCTCCATTTGATGGTATGGATCCTCAGTCTAATGGTGCAGAGATAGAACAGACTTCAATTAAAAAGAAAGAAGTAAAGAAAGTAACTCCAGTTGGAGCAAAAGAAACAGCTCCTAAGAATGAAGAGTATGAAGTTCTTGAGAGAGAAGAGTTTGAACTCAATGGAGAGATTTGGATTCTAGAAAAAAGACTTTATGCTGTAGAAGGTAGCATGGAAACTGCACGTAAGAATGTTGGTGCTTCTACATGTTGGAAAGGATATAAAGCAAAAGGAACTAAGATGAAGGGAGGAAAGTCAGTTCCTAATTGTGTTAAAGCAGGTGATGAGTTGACTCATGACGGTGAAGAATTAGAAGAAGGAAAGAAAGGTCTATATGATAACATCCATGCTAAGAGAAAGAGAGGTGGTACTCCTGCAAAACCAGGCAGTAAGAACTATCCTGCACCTGATGCATTCAAGAAAGCAGCAAAAACTGCTAAGGAAGAGGTAGAACTAACAGAGAAAAAACTAGATCCAGTTGGTAAAGAGGACAAGGACATTGACAATGATGGAGATCATGATAAGTCAGACAAGTACCTAATTGCTAGACGCAAAAAGGTAAGCAAAATCCTTGCAATGAAAAAGAAAAAATGAAATCCTACGATCAATTCAAAACTGATTCTAAGAAAAGAAAAGAAAAATTAAAGAACAAAAAGTCTGGCAACGTAGAAGTCATGCCCATCGTTCCTGATGGCGATGGCAAAAGTATGACTACTCGTGCCACGAATGAGGAGGTGTTAAATGAAAAGTCAGTCTCAAAATCCCAACAAAGATTCTTCGGGATGGTTAGACAAGCTCAAAAAGAGGGTGAGAAAAAAGCTACCTCACCTGAGGTTGCCAGAGTTGCTTCCAGCATAAAGATGAAGGATGCAAAAAAGTTTGCATCTACTAAACATAAAGGACTACCAGAAAAAAAGGTAGCAAAAGAAGAGACATGTGGTAAAGGAGAGTATTATTGTAACGATAGTCAGAAGTGTAAACCCATTCCTAAAGGTATGAAGGTAAGGGATGATGGGTTTTTGACTAAGGAATCATTTGAGTCTGGTGTATTGAAAGCAAGAAGACATCATAGAGTAGGAAAACTCATGTCATTCAAGGATTTCATGAAGATTATGGGTGAAATTTTAGGGGAGTGGGAAAAGTAATAAATAGAAGAACACATATTATGGATTAATACCATGTTTTCTTTTTTACTCCCACTTGCAA